CAAAGGTCATACCATCGCCTTCTTCTCTTAGCTCGAACTGAGCGTCAAAGTTTCTGGTTTCGTGCTTCATCTTTCCTCGTTCTTCTTCAGCTTCTAGTCTAGCGACTACACCTTGTGCGTAAGCCTGTGCTCTCTCTGCTGTTCTTCTTGTTGTGCCTCCACCCCAAAGAGCCATTGCAACAACTCCTGGTGATGGAAAGTTTTCAGATGCCGGGTCTGCGTCTGGAGCATCTAAGTCATCTAAATGTCTTGCAATCCAAGCTTGAATCCTTACCCACTTGTCAGCAGATACTCGACCCTCTGCCATCTCACGAGCTTCTCGGATTGTGCGGTCTACTAGTCCGTCTCCGCCCAGACCCTCTGCATACCACTCCAAGCCTCTTCGAGCAGATGCTCTCATATAGGCAGGGGGCGTTAGGTCTACTTGCCTGACCTCATCATCGTCTTCATCGTCAGGCTCAGGCAATGGTTGAATCTTTGTAAGAGTCGAAAATTTATGAGCTACCAGAACATCGGTTTCGCTCCAGCCACCTTCGACTCTTTGATAAACCTGAATTAGAGCGGCAGGGTCATCTGGAGTTCCTGTGATTGTAAATTCTGAGTCTGGGACATTTATCGTTCCGTCTCGCTCAATATCTACAATCTCGCCTCTAGCTCTTCCGCCGGAAGTGTTCCAAGAAACATAATCACCAATTTCCAACTCGGTTGGCAAGGCTCGCTCGCCACCTGGCTCCATCTCTTCAGCGATTGAGACAGCAACCATCTGGTCAATAGCGGATTGCTTGTCGGTGTGACAGCCAATAACTTCGCCGTCTTCTTTCTCGACAGCCCAGCCTGAGCAGTCTGGATTATTGTTTGAAATGTAATAAGGCATTATCCCAACCTAGCTGAAACAGTTATTGTTCCGCCTAACGCAACGGCTGTTCCATTTATTGTTATTCCTGCGGCAGTCGTGTTTATTGCCACCGTCTGAGTTCCAGAATCATAAGTTAGTGGAGCAGTTGCATTGACAACACCGCTCGGTCCTTGCGGGCCGGTAGCTCCTTGGGGTCCGGTAGGACCAGTTGCACCAGTCGGTCCTGTTGGTCCCTGCGGTCCAGTATCTCCTTGAGGTCCCTGCGGGCCGGTAGCTCCAGTTGCTCCGGTTGGTCCAGTTGGTCCTTGGTCTCCAGTGTCGCCTTTGTCACCTTTAGGACCAGTCGCTCCAGTTGCACCAGTCGCACCTTGTAGGGCTAGTGGATACCAATAAGCAGAGGTGTCCGATGGGGTTTCTCCAACAGGAGGATTTCCAGATGCAAACCAAGATGCCCCGTTGTAGAAGACTGCATCGTTGTTCACATAGTCAGTTGTGTTGACCCATAGACCTTGCCAAGTAATACCAGTTGCACCAGTTGGACCAACTGCACCTGTCGCTCCAGTATCCCCCTTGTCGCCTTTATCGCCTTTATCACCCTTTAGTCCTTGAGGTCCGGTTGCACCAGTCTCGCCTTGAATTCCTTGTGGGCCTTGTGGGCCAGTCGCCCCAGTAGCACCAGTAGGACCAGTCGCACCAGTAAGTCCGGTATCGCCTTTGTCACCCTTGTCACCTTTGTCTCCTTTTAGACCCTGAGCTCCAGTGGCTCCGGTGTCTCCTTTATCGCCCTTCGGCAAAGTGAAATTCAAAGTTTGTGACGGTGCAGTTCCTGTAACGGTTACAGCTGCAACTGTTCCGCTTGTGACCGTTCCAACTGAAAGAACTGTTGGCTGTCCTAAAACTGTTTCATTGACCCAAAGTCCAGTCGTAGAGTCATAAACTAAAGACTGTCCATCAGTTGGCGTGGTGAGTAGAACATTGTGGAGCTCTTCTAGCTCATAGCCATTTTGAATGTTGACATAGATAATTCCGTTATTTTGGTTGGCTCTAATGCAGTAACCAATAAAAACAGCGTTATTTGGAGCAGTTGGTCGAGTTGAAGTCAGGCCACCAGGAACGGTTGGCGATAGCCATACTGCAGCACCTTCGGTTAGTCCATTTGTGTTTATGTTTCTGACAAGTCCAAAGGTTGCAGCGAAACCCTTACTGCCACCGCTAATTGTCTCAGCCATAACAGCGATTGTCTTAGAGCTCGTGGCCTCGCTACTGGCTGAGGCATAAGAGACGAGCTTGTTGTTTCCATCTGACCCTGTGACATAGACGGCTTTGCCTTTAGTGCGTTCTGAGTTATCAGAGGATTTGCAAAGAATGAAAAGCTCTTGTCCGACATTCTGATTCACTGTCGATGTCATTCCAAGCTCTAGTGTCTTGTCTGCGTCATTCCAGCCAATGCGACCAACTTGAATAGAGGGCACTGAGTTTATGTTGAATTGGATGTAAGCGGGCTCAGCGATGGCTGTTGCCCCGATGATGTTGTCAACTAGGGTTGCTTGATTCTCATTGACTACAGCAGAGAATGTTCCGCTCGTAGTAATAGTTGCGGTATTGGGTGCTGTGACCTGAACAACCGCTGTCCCTGTATTGACTGTGATGTCTGTCAACGAGTTACCTCTGGGTCAACTGTGAAATTACCTTCGAGCAAGCGAGTGACATAACCACCGCCTGTTACGAGTTCTAGGTCGTAGACATACTGACCAGATGGAACTCCTGCTGTTGTAGTTGCGGATGCTTCCAAAATAATCGAGCCAGCAGTTCCGCCAAGGGTAATGCCTGTTCCGCTTGTCAAACTTAGAACTGGAGTTGTGGAGTCGTAGGTTTCTCTTACCTGCATCCGAGCCGAGTAACCAGTCAGGTTGACTGCGGTTCCGTTTGTTCGCCAAGTAAGCGAGTAATCAAAGTTCGCTCCTTGCCAGCAATTTAGATTGAGCGTTGCAGGTGCTTGCATTTAGTTCTCCGTGTAGACAGATGATGGATTTGCAGGGTCAATTTGTGCGACTGCCTGAAGCTGAGTGCTTGGGACTCCAGTGTGCTGAATAGCTGGCAGACCCATTGCGGATAGAACATCGGCAGGTGCGAAACCAACTGAGACTAGCTTTTGTGCCATAGCCACTCGCTTGTCAGTTGCAACTAGGTCTGCTGCGTCAATGTTCACATTTGATAGCGGAACTCTTAGAACATCTCCGCCGTCAATCTTTGATAGACCTTCTGCAACACGAGCGTCATTAGCTGTCAGGATTCCAGCCTGGATTCCCTGTGAGTAAGCCGTAAAGCGTGACTGAGCATCTCCTCTAAGTAGCGAGTTCATATTGAACTCTACGAAAGCACCCTGTCCGTTTGGATAAACCTGAAGCAGGCTTGATAGTGCATTCTCGATGATTGCGACATAAGGTCTCAGGGTGTGGGTAACGAACTCGATGCTTGTCTGCTCGATGCTGGAATAGGTGTTAGTCCCAGGCAGGTTCATTAGGTGAGACGGAATGTTCCAGATGCGGCAGAGGTCTTCAATAAACATTCTGCGAGAGTCAAGTAGCTGTGACTCTTCTGGGTTGACCCCGATGTCCTTGATGTCAAGACCTGAGTGCAACACCATAGTCTTGTGAGCTTTTCTCCATCCACCGTGACGAGCGTCAACTGACTTAGCCAAAGCTTTCGCCTGGTCTTCTGTCAAAGTTGCAGGAGTGACAAGTGCATAGTTTCCTGAAGCACCCTGTCCAAAGAATCTCTGAGCGTAAGAGTCAAGGGCAAGTCCAAGACCTAGAGCGTCTTTCATCGCTTCAACTCTTGAAACACCACGCACTGAGCCAGGACGCATTACTGATTCAACGATGTGCAGGATTTGGTCAGAGGTGTATTTCTTCTGGTCTTCTTCGTAGGTGAACATCACTCGACCAACTCGGTTTCTTTCGACCTTGACCTTAGTTGGGTTTAGAACTGTCAGGTTGATTGGCAGACCTTCTTCGTCTCTGAAGACTCGGATAAAGGCATTGCCGTCAAGCATTAGCGAAGCAATGATTGAGCTGATAAATGGAGTGCGGTCTACAAAAGAAACATCTGGTCTATTCACCCAGTCAGGCTTTGGACGCATTAGAAGTTTCTGTCCGTCTCTGCGAACCCAAGCATCCATTGGCAGGGTCGAGATTGTTCCAGCGATTAGCGAGATGGCAGCAGAAACTCCTGCCAGTTTGTAGACATTGTCTTCGTCAATAAATGTGCCGGAGTTATTTTGAAGCTCAAAGTCAAGGCCAGCTCCCCAAAGTGAGTTAGGGGTAACTGCTCGCTTCTCGAAAATGTTATTTAGCATTAGCGTCTCTCTAGGGCTATACCGAACAAGATGGAGAA